TGATGGAACTGGTTTTACATCCGCTGCTTTATCTCAAGATGTTCTTATGACAAATAGTGGTATTGTTACGATTCAGCCCGATGTTGTTACATATGCTAAAATGCAAAATGTTGTAGGCGCAAACAAAGTTCTTGGAAGTTCAACTGCAAATGGAATTATAACAGAGACTCAAGTGCAAACTGGAATGATTGCAGATGACGCTGTTACTACTGTTAAAATTTTAGATGATAATGTTACATATGCTAAAATCCAAGATGCAAATGCCAATTCAATTCTAGTTAGAGACGGTGCTGCAGCTGGAGATATATCAGCAAAAACTTTAACAGATACTCAAATCTTAATTAATAATGGAGCAGGATTTACTGCTGCAGCATTATCTGGCGATGTTACAATGAGTAATGCTGGAGTAGTAACAGTTGATCCGTCAGTAATCGGGACTGTAAGATTAGGTGGAACAGCCCCAGCTACACCTTCAAATGGTACAGCTTGGTTTGACGATGTAACAGCCGGCGAAATGTTTGTATATAGCGCTAGTGCAGGGAATTGGATACAGGTCACAGGGTCGATTACTTCTTTTTCAGCTATAAGTGGAACACCTCCAGCTGCACCTTTAGATGGTACTTTTTGGTTTGATGACGGCGCAACTGGAGAATTGTTCATTTATAGTAATGATGCATCAAATTGGATACAGGTTACTGGTGTAGTCGCTAATGTAGCATTTTCTGATTTAACAAGTACTCCAACTACATTAGCAGGCTACGGAATTACTGATGCACTGGCATTGGGTACAACTGGTACAACAGCCTTAGCAGGTAATTCAGTATTAACTGACCTAAGTATTACTGATGGAACAAGTGGACAAGTACTAACAACAGACGGTAGTGGTGGATTTACATTTGCATCTGCATCAAGTAGTACAACTCTAGGAGCCGTCGGCACACATGCCTTTCTGATGCGAACATCAACAGCTCAAAACGACTACATAAGCGTAGGATCGTCATACGCTGGTAGTTCGTTGACATACGCTGGTGTATCTAGGTCTGCAGGTAATAATATAATCATTTCTCCAAGTGGATCGCCGGGTGGTACATGGAAAGCAATGGGCCACGTTGGCAGTGCGTTCGGTGGCTTTAATCAAAGAGCAACTTTATTTGTGAGGATTTCATAATGTCTATTACAATTGCACAAGTGCGTAATGCACAATCACTTAACGCAAACAACACTCAAATGGATGTAGAAATTAATCATCCCGATTACGGTTGGATACCTTACACTTTGGACCCTAACGACACTGATACGACTATTGATAACAATGTTGTAATGTCTTTAATAGATACAAACTTTACAGCTTACGTTGCGCCCACACAGGCAGAAATTGATTCAGAAACCGCATTGCAAGTTCGTTCTGATCGTGACTATAAGCTACTTACAGAAGTCGATCCTCTAGTGTCAAATCCTTTACGTTGGGCTGATATTTCATCTAGCAAACAAACAGAATGGGCACAGTATAGAACTAACTTATTAAATGTACCACAACAGTCAGGATTTCCCAATACAATCTCTTGGCCAGAAAAACCTGTATAAGATATATAATCAGGAGAAACAATAATGTCTAAAATATTTTATAACAAAAAAACAGGTCTTGGTGCAGTATTTGATAATTCTGCAAACATAAGTGATTGGCCCGACTTTCAAACTGACCCTGTAATTGTAATTGCAAATGCAATACAAGTACGATCACAACGAAACAAACTACTAGAATCATCTGATGAGATGGCTTTAGCTGACCGCATAACAGATGAGTGGCGCATTTATCGAAAAGCCTTAAGAGACTTGCCAGCGCAAGATGGTTTTCCGACAAATGTAACTTGGCCTTTTAAGCCTGAATAGAATATAAGTAATTAGGAAAAACGAGAATGTCATATCCAACAAATCCAACGACCGGCGACACATATATTTTAAGTGGAAAAACTTGGAAATACGATGGTGCAAACTGGGTAAAATTAGGACTATCGCCACCAGAGCCATCTGTAGCATTCTCTGATTTAACAAGTACTCCAACTACCCTAGCCGGGTATGGAATTACAAGTAATGATGCACTACTTGCGAATGCATCAGCTTCTGATTACCCAGTAGAACCTAATTGGAATACACACACTGAAGAAATTACTACATCAAGTACTTGGACTAAACCAGCCGCTTTAAGTGATGATGCTTGGGTTATTGCTTATGGTGTTGCCGGCGGTGGTGCTGGCGGTCATGCATTTAATAATAAGTCTGGTTTTGCCACTGTCTACAATGCAAGGGCTGGAGGCGGCGGTGGTGCTATGATCATCGCTTTAAAGGCATCCACACTTAACGGTGCTTCATTTGTAATTGGCAGTGGTGGTATTGGTTCTACTTCCAATGGCGGACCAGCTGGTGGGAATACTACTATTACAACCACAGGAACTGGTGGTACAACATATACATCATATGGCGGTGGTGGTGGCGCAGTGGCCAATTCAGGTTCATCTCCAGGCGGCGGCGGACAGATAATTTGGTGGACAAGTCCAGGTAAAAATGATGTATCCATTGCTTGGAATATAAATGGTGGTAGTTCAGGAGCTGCCTTCTATAACTACATTACTCCTGCTACTACAGAATTTGGAGGTGGTGGATCACAAGGTATATATAACGATGTTGGCGCTGGTAATATTACTGTCTCAACCTACGCAGGTGATGGGGTAGCTGCATCTGCTACAAATGTAAATGGTGGAAACGGCGGATTTCCGGGCGGCGGCGGTGGTGCTACACACGTTAATTTTGGCGGTGGTACTACAACAACCGTAGTGACTGGTTCTGGTGGAAACGGGTCAATTAGACTATACTATACAATATAATATACTAGTAAGGAAAAACAAAAATGGCATATCCAACAAACCCATCAACTGGCGACACATATGTTTTAGGATCAAAAACTTGGACCTACAATGGCACTAACTGGGTAAATCAAGCAACGTTTGCATCTGGTGGCTCGCCATCTGTAGCATTCTCTGATTTAACAAGTACTCCAACTACCTTATCAGGATACGGAATTACAGATGGCGGTGGTAGCGCGGGATACGAACAGGTAACATTCCCTTCTAATTGGGCTTCACCCTCCGAAACTTTTAATTCTAGCGGTACTTATACAAAACCAGCTAGTGTAGCTGACGATGATTATATATGGGTTTATCTGTTAGGCGGCGGCGGTGCGGGGTGCAGTTCTGGAAGAAACAATGGCTCTTATGCTGGCAATACTGCGGGATATGTAGCGGGTTCAGCGGGTGGGTCAGCTACGCTGCTATACGGACAAGCAAAAATGTTTACTGGTGGAACAATGGTTATCGGTGCAGCTTATCCGTTTTCTTCTCGCCCTGCTAATGAATTTTTTTACAACGCAGTACAAGGCAATCCTTCAAGTTTTACTTTATCAAGCAGCAATGGTGCTATCGTTTATAGTACTAATGCCGGTGGTGATCCTACTACGACTGATGTTTCTTCTAGAGTTATTCAAATTCCTGGAGCGGGAAGCGATGGCGATGATTATTTACATTCCAGTGCAGTTTCACCGACTAAATTTTCTTTAGATACCGCTACAACCCCGATTCTCTCAGCCAATGCGTTTGTTATGCCTGGAACAAGCGGAAACATGGTCTCCACTACTCAACAAACAAGCGTGTTTGCTGGCGGTAACGCTGGCGCAAGGCCGTATAATTTCGGCGATTTGCCGACTGTTGCACAGGGAACCTCTGTTTTATCGGGTGATGGTGGAGTTTTAAACGGTACAGAAGGGCAATTTCCGGGGGGTGCTGGGCGGTCTGTTACTGGTAGTGGTGTTGGTGGTGATGGTGCTGCGGGTCAAATAAGGATTTATCATGTCTAAAACTTTTTACAACACAACGACAGGCGATGGCGCAGTGTTTGATGATGCAGAAAATATGTCAAACTGGCCTGACTTTCAAGAAACAAGGCCAACGCTAACGCTCACAGCAGAGCAAGTACGGGCGCAGCGTGACGAACTACTAGCAGCGTCTGATGCAATGGCCTTGGCTGACCGTATAACAACGGATTGGACAACGTACCGACAAGCACTACGTGACGTACCCACACAAGCTGGGTTTCCTACAGATGTAACTTGGCCAGATAAACCTGAATAATTAATTATGTAAATAAAGGTGATGAATGACACATAATGATAAAGTATTTTATTCTCAAATACAAAATATTTCTGTTGCAAATACTGTTCTTGGAAGTTCAGCTGCAAATGGAATTATAACAGAGACCCAAGTTTTTAATGAAATGATTGCAGATGATGCAATAACAGCAGTCAAAATTCCAGATGATGAAATTACATATGCTAAAATTCAAGATATAGATGCCAATTCAGTTTTAGTTAGAGATGACGCTGCGGCTGGTGATGCATCATCTAAAATGCTATTAGATACTCAAATTTTAATTAATAACGGCGCAGGGTTTACTGCAGCTTCTTTATCTGGTGATGTTACAATGACTAATACGGGAGTAGTAACTGTATTAAAATTAAACAAAGCAATAATTAATATCGATAATAATAAAAAAAATATTGCTATTAATAAAAAAAATATTGCTATTAATACAGATAATATTAATAGTAATACTAAAGCAATTGAAAATATTAATCTTCCATCAGGAAGTATTATGACTTTCTCAGTTGGGGTAGAACCCAAAGGTTGGTTAGAATGCGATGGTTCAGGTATTGATAGAAAATTATATTCAAATTTATTTTCTGCAATTGATATTAAATACGGAATAGGTGATGGCACTAACTCCTTCAATGTTCCAGATTTTAGAGGTACTTATATAAATGATATTGAGGTAATGTACTGCATTAAAATATAAGGAATTAATTATGACATTAATATATAATTATAATAAAAAAACTAAAGTATATACTAATACCACTACTGCAAAACCATGCCCTTTAGGAGGTAATGATCGTATTCCGGCCCACGCAACTACAATTCCTATTCCAGATCTATCAGATAAAGAATGTGCAGTTTGGGATGGATCTGCTTGGACTATAGGACCCGATCTCAGAGGAACTGTATATTGGATAAATCATTATGAATCTAAAACTATAACAGAAATTAATACTGATATTCCTTTTGACGCATACCTTACTCAGCCATTTGCAACTCCCGAAGAAGAATCAGCTGCAGAAAACCTTGCTGCTTTTAAACTAGCACAGCAAAAAGCAATAGATGATAGAAATGAACGAATTCGTTTACATCTAGAATCTATTGCTAATCTATAGTTAATTAAACGCTACTTTAACAACATTACCATTTGGATCAAACATAGTACTAACTCTATTGACTTTGCAATTAGTACTAGTTCTACATTTCCACCACTCTTCAGCTTCTTCTTGAGTGTTAACTGTTATTGCAGTCCACTCGAGAGGACCTTCAGTTCTAGGTTTTCCTGTAGTTTCATCAAATTGCCTAACGCTGAATTGTCCTCTGAGTTCCCACATAATTATATCCTTTTTATTTCTTCATTTTTACTAAAGTACGGAGGTGGAGACATTGGATGTTATATCCGCCAGCTAAGATTGTATCGATTTCAATCCGCTTGTTTCCTTTGTCTGTTTCTACATTAAAGACTCCGTGAAAACCATCTGAGGTTTTAGAAATATTTGAGTCTTTAACTTCTGTGATACCGAATTTTTCCAGCTTTTTAGCTACTTTAGCATTTCTTGCTTCAATTGTTCTTTTGCAGTTCTTTTCAAATATCTGAGCAATTCCTGCATTGTTATTTTGAGTGATTGTGTTATAGTGACCTTTACCACCGCAAATCCGAAACATTTCTTCGTAAAAACCCCAATCGTCTTTACCCCAATTTTTGTAACCTTCGTTTACTTTTGCGCCATAAGGATGCCCGAGGATGTTATCCATCCGCCATTCTTTAAGAGCTACTTTCCGTCCTAAGGCCCATTCGATTTGCCCTTCGGTGAATTTTTTATCGAGATCGGTAAAGACATTTTCTAAGTTTGAAATGATCCGTTCCATTTGGTAGTCTCCTTTGTTAATACCTTTATAACACATTTTTGAGCGATTGTAAAGGACTATTTTCAACTTTTTGAAAAAAAAAAGTATAAAAAAAGCCCCACCGAAGTGGAGCTTAGTTGGGAGGGGTTTAATCCCCTCCTTATTTTTAATTAATTCTACGCGGCGTCAAGAATGTGATCAACGCGGAAGATTCTGTAGTACTGGTTAGTTTTTACAGCAGCAAGACCATCACGACCCTGCATATTGTCTGTATCAACGAATGGATTCGAAACCATGCCATAACGAGTTTTGAACCCGATACGTGGTTGGAAATCATTCTCACCAACAGCACGGACCATAGTCAGCGGTACGTATGGGCAATAGAAGAGACCTGCGTCATAAGCATTAGTACCTTTGTATCCAACAGTGATATAATCAACAGTTGCATATGGGTCAATATAGACTTTGGTACGTCCGTTAAGAACACCAGCAAAAGTATTACCAGTATCGTCAACAGTCAATGTGTCTTTCAGAGCTGGTGCATAATCGAGCATACCAGTTGCGGACAAGCAAGAAGCAACATCAGAAGAAGTAATGATGAAGTTACCACGACCTCTACGAGTTTCTTTTGCAATTGCGTTAGCTTCACGTTCGATTTGAACCATTAGACCTTTGAACTTTTCAACACTCCAACGACCATCAGCATCGTCTTTCAACGAGAAGATACCATTTACTGCGGTTTGAGCAGTAGATGCACCCATTTTAGCTTGGCTGTTGATTGTACGAATTACTTCGCGGTTGATTTCAGCAAGAATCTCAGTTGAAAGAATGTTGGCCAGTTCGCTTTCAGCGTCCAGTCCGTGAATTGCTTTCAGATCCTGTGCGAGTTCAAGCGAATATTCTGCTTTCAATGCACGTGTTTTGGCTGATACAGTTGCTTTCTCAATGGTGAAACCCATTTCATTGAAAGCAGAAGCTGGAGCAGCGCCAGTGGTTCCAAGACCTTCACCATTTGGTGTAATCATACCGCCATTAACGGTGGTTGTACGATCGTCGTCAAGAGTAGTAGCAGAACCACCGCCAGAACCATCAGTAGCTCCAAGACCAGAACCATCAACGGACATTGCTCCGCCAGCTGAATCGCCAGAGAACTTGGTATCTGCTTCGTTGAACAGTGCTTCTGTAGAAGCAGTTGCACCTTTACCATAACGTGATTTCATCGCAAAGATCAGGCCAGTTGGACCAGTCATTGGCTGAACACCGCATACGTCATATGCCATCATATTAGGCATTGCACGACGTACGAGCGAAATAAGGATTGGATCCCATTTGTCGATAGAACCAGTATTGCTACCTGGTGCATCTTCTGTCAAGTAACCTTGCTGAGCTGACCGAGCTTCTTGCAGAGCTTTTTCTTGGTTTTCGAGAACAACAGCAGTTACAGAACGTCTGTAGTTATCGTTAATATCACCAGCTGAAGCTTCGTTCAGTACGGGTGCCCACTTTTCAGTGAGGGATTTGTATGCGTTAGACATCTTTTGTCTCCTTAGTTATTTGATCTGATTGCAGTTAGATATTGATCCATCCGTGCGCTTGTTTCAACTTCTTCACTATCATCGAGCTCATTAGCTTCGGTGATTGATTGGCTAGGTGTAGAAGCTTCAACTTCTACTTGAGGTTGATCTGAAAAGTAAGATTCTACAAGAGTATCTACTTTATCAGCAAATGCTTCAGATGATTCAAAATCAATTGATTCTGCAAGTTTAGTTAGTTTGTCGGCTTGAGTTCCAGCAAGATCTTTTGAAGCTTCAGCAATAATTGCATGCCGCTCAAGATTTTGCATTTCAGATCTCATTTCGATGATAGTAGATGTTTCTTGATTGAGTTTTTCTTCCAGAGCAATTACCTGCTCAGCAAGATCATCAACAAGATCAACTTTGGATTCTGGAACTTCGATGTAAGATTCAGTGAACAAGTCTTTTAGACTTCCCATGAATGTTTCAGCAATTTCAGTTCTAAGACCAGTTTCAACAGCCAGTCTATTTTCTTCCATCCATGTTTCAACAACGTAGTTTAGATAACCGTCGACTTTTTCGACAAGCTCTTCACGTGCTTCGACAATAGCTTCAGAGATTTCAGAGGTATATTGCTCTTCCAGCTCTTCTACTTTTTCAGCAATAAGGGTTGCAGTGACAAGTTCCATATCTGCAGCTTTTTCCATAATTTTGGAATTAACAGCAGCTTCGAAAATTGTAGAAGCTTTACCTTTAAAGTCGTCTGAAAGAGTTGCTTCGGATTCAACCAAAGCTTCCAGATCGTCGTCAAAGTTATACTCTACCAATTCCTCATCGGACTCATCTAGATCCAAATCAGTGCCAAATGCTTCTTGATATAATGTATTAATAACATCTGCCGGCAAAGCTGCCAACTTAGTCATATTTTCCATTTTCATTGCATATCCAGCATTTAGTTTTTGCATCGGGTCTTGACCGGATGTATCACCATTCTTCGCTTGATTTGGTTTAGTTCCACCGGAACCTTTTTTCGCTTCAGCAGCTGGGTCGACAGTACTATCACCTGATTTCAAGGTGCTATCGACTTTTACTGCTTTCGCATCGCCTTTTGTTTTTGGTGCCTTAGCCTCATCCACAACTTCCGCTGCTTCATCGAGGTCATAGCCATCCTGTTCGTAATTTTGATCAGTCATGTTTTGACTCCTCTATTATTTAAGCAACGAGAGGAAATTCTTAAACTCACGAGTTTGTACTTCATACAATCTCGATCGCGGAGCTTTCTTAATTTCAGTCTCAATCTTTTCAATGTCTCGAGCTTCTATCACACCATTGTTCCATATCCAGTCGACCCCCTCCATAATGCCATTAACGAAAGCGTCTGGGGCGGATGGATCTTGAACAATGTCAACCGTTGCTAACATAAAATCTTCTTTTACATAGTTGGTTCCATTACGATTCTCTAGACTTCCCATACCACGAGTTGATACACCTAGTTGAACGCCACCATCGAGTAAACCTTTAACGATCTGCCCCATTGGAGTGTCTAATATAAGTGCCTTACCCATCACGTTATTACCGGACCAATTTAGTTCGGTAATGCGATGGGATACTTTGTCTAAGTTTACAGTGGGACCATCTGGATGGTTTAATTCACCAACTGCTCTCTTAGGAATTACTTGTTCTTTGTTATACTTAGCGATTGCTTTTTCCATAATAGCTTTTGGATAAATTCTGCCATTACGGTTTTTGCTTTCAGCTTGTGCGAAAATACCTTCAATTACATGATTTTTTCCACCGTTTTCGGTAGCTTCTGTCATATAAGATATTTCTTGATCTTGGTATTCTGCAATTAATTTCATTTTTTTTACCTTATTTTAACCTACACGATATTCAATACCGTCATCTTCAGGTGCATTATGTGATACATGCATGTCTGCTGCTACATGTGCTCTTTTTGATGCATCATTTGCCTTTTCAGTTGGACGCTTCATTCTTTTACCACCCATTTGATCATGACCTGACTGAGGATTTTTACCTAATTTTGCATAATGATCTGCAGCACTGTAATGGAAAGCTGCAGCTTCACGATGTGCATAATGAGCTTCACTTTCTTCAGGAAACTCCTCTGCCTCTCTCGCATGATGATCTGCACGGGCTTCATGGTGGTCGGTTAGCCGCCGCCCGAATTTTTTTACATGCTTAATGTCTTTACGACTCAATTCGGCATCGTGAGGGCGATTATGAAGTGGATACTGCGCCGCCTCATTAACTTCATTTATAAAATTAGTAAATGTTTTCATTTTAATAGCCTTTTTTTAATCATTTTTATGCTCTTCCATCCCACCAAGTTTTACTCATTTCACCAATATCAATATTGTTGGCTGGACTAGTGACTTTACGCACATTAGTATAAACTTTATGCCCGTTTTCTTCTGTACGAACGCCGCCTGTTTGCTTTAACCATAATATTCTACGCGATCGCTTATTAAAAGTAGTTGTACCAGGATCTGCTGGCGCATTATTATACTGATAACCAGTATTATTCGTCATTGTTACCCAAGCCACGTTAACTTCCTTTAAGCATGTCATGACCACGCTTAGTAAGATCTGATATTTTTTCAGCTGCTTCACCATGATCAGCTTTGTAAAAAAAACCCTTTTTTTGACTTGCCAAGCTTCGATTTGGGTTTACTTTACCTGATAGGCCTTCGTGTGTTGCAGCAATCATATTATGTTCACTACTTTTTTTTGTGTCCCCTATAAATCCGTACACATTCGCAAGACCTGTATGAAACTTGGATAATTCACTATGATGAGTACTAAGAGCATTCAGATGTTTCTGTTCTTTTTCGCTATGCATGCCTTCACTATTTTTATACTTACTATGAATTTTATTAATAGCGTCTGTATGTTCTTTATATACCGATACATGAGGACCTACAAGACGAAGACTACTTACATCTTTGTCTTCTCTTATATTTTGCAGCAAAGAAGCATATGTTGTAAGTCGTTTTTCATTATTATTACTAAACATTTGCTACCTCCCTTTGTACTGCTTAATGAATTCTTTAGCCATTGCCATAGCTTCTTTTTCATTTGGATAGGTGTCTAATTCATCGCCGTCAATTAAAGTCTTAAATTTATTATGAGCAAGTTTCTGAATAACCACATTTTTACGGTCTATCTTCAACTTTTTTACTACGCTAGTAGCTTCATGTAAATTAGCTTTTAATTCTTTAAACTTAATCATAAATTTTTCTTCTTATTCGTTATCATACATTCTAGATGCTACATCAATTCTACTCTGTTCGATAGCAGCACTTAACCTATTATTAAGCTCACTAGCAAACATGTCACTAGCAGTGCTATAATCTTCTTCGTCAACCGAAGCTACAATAGCTTCAACCTGATTAATTTCAGGCTCTTCAACCTCATGATTTTCGTCATTTAGTTCATTTTCATTTTCAAATTCGTCGTCCATTGTATTCTCCATTTATTTACTTATATTTATACATTTTAAAATTTTAAATCTGTTTATTTAGCAGATTTATGCGTAATGGTTATATTTTGCCCTTGCGCCGGAGGTGTTGAAGGTTGTGCTTCAGGCTCAGGTGGTGTTGAAGGTTGCGCTGCCTGGTTTTCAATTTCTTGTTGTGCAGCCATACTTTGTTGATTAATAAGATCTTCTTGATCATCTTCAACTTTATCTTCTAATTCTTTTATATCTTCTTCAGATAATTTTAAAACATTTTTCATGACCCAGTCTTTTGTAAAATACTCTCCTACATATTGACTAACCATATCTAATGTTTGTATTCTTTCTTTTAATATTTCTGATTCTTTTAGTTCTGCAAAATGATTATCTCTATTATAATCAACTCGAATATCTCTTTCCCATTTTGACCAATCAGCTTCAGTTATAATCTTTTTAAGAACTAGCTGTTTCTTCAGGATTTTAAGAAATAGATGTGAAAATCTGTTGCGCAGTCTATCTATAAACTTCTGAAACTTAACTTCATCTCTACTAATTTCAGTTGATCGACCAATACTAAAACCATTATTTTCTTGATCTAATCTTTGTAATGGAACATTTAAAGCTTTATACAAACGTTTTTGAAAGTAAATGATGTCATCAATCTGTCCTAGGTTATCACCACCTGGAAGACTAGAAATCTCAGTACTTCTATTACCTTCTCGGCGTGGTAACCAAAAATCCTCAAGCATTGACATATGTTTACGATCATCTCGTAAGTCACCTGTATTAGCATCGTATACTAATTTATTACGATATTTAGCCATGATATTTTTCATGTACTCTTCAGCTTTACCCTTTGGAAGGTTACCAACATCGATATAAAAAATTCTTCTCTCTGGTGCTCGAGCTAGTCTATAAATGACAAGCGAGTCTTCCATCATTCTTAATTGATTAACTGGCTTAATAGCTTTTTGTAAATGACTAAGAACTTTTGATCTTTTCTCATCTAATAGTCCAGATGTGACATAACTAATAGAATCTTCAGTAAATTTAACTGCTTGTCTATTTTGTGCTGTATGAACAGACCCGGCTCCACCTTTTCCTGGAGATTCTTGATAAACGTAATATTCTTTTACATTTTCAATTACTTCAGCATTAGTTCCAGGGTCTTTTTTCTTTTTAACTTCTTTTACTTTACGCATTTTCGGAGCATCAATGAAACGAATGTCTTGAATGCCCATTTTTTCATTAGTCGGATCTACCACTAAGTGGTGATAAATTTTACCATCGACATACCATCTACGAAAGATGTCATGGCCATCTTCAGAAAAATTTAACATTCTTAAAATATTTTCAAATTCTTCTGATATTTGTTTTTTAATATTTTCACTGGCTTCAATTTCATCTAATTCTATAGAAACACCAGGACTATCATCATCAATAACAATTGATTCATTTACAATATCTTCAATAGCAGCATCACATTCTGGATGCATAGCTACACCTCGATATTTCATTACTAATTGATAATTATCTTTTGATCCACTTCCATCAATATCAACGTATTGACCGAAATGACCAGCCCCCGATGCAGTTACATAACCTGCGCCGTCATCATCTTTTGCTGTAACAATAGATTTTAGCTTTTCTTCTTTATCTTTTGATCCAGCTCTTTTTATTTCAAAACCAAAAAGCTTAACTGAATTATCTGCCATAATTAATCCTTTAAATATGTTAGTGAGGGGGAAAGTATTCCCCCCTGCACCATTTCAATTAGTGCTATTTATTACTCAATTAAGAAGTAACTTTTTGAACACGGCCTGAACCTGAGAAACTTTCCCAGTATTGAACCTGAAAACTAACACCAAATTCTTCTACAATATCATTACTACCATATGCGAGCGATATTTCAGAAACATTTGTTGGAAAACACCCTCTAAATATATAAGTATATAGAGTTGATTCATTTTTATCAAGTTGCTCAACAGTTAAATCAGCTTGATAGTCTAACGGTGAAGTAACACCTGTATTTGTTTGGTGAGCATTCATTGCATTCATCCAAATTTCCATACTTCTTCTTACTTCGAAATTAGTATCGTTAATGATATTTACTGACCAAGGCTCAAATGTTCTATCACCAGCCATGTATAACATTCTGCCGCGATATGGAACGGTAACTGGATTAATAGTAGATGCCGGTAGTTGTCCGGCATTACACATAAATGATGTCAGTTCAACATCACCAGTCATGATTCTTGGATAAGCAAGTGTGATTTTAAACAGATTCGGGCGAGCGCCTCCACCTGCTAATTTAGCTTTAAATTGGTCTACACCTAAAATTGCCATTTTATTCTCCTATCCCTTTATGTAGCCTGACCAACAACTTCTTCAAACGAAACACCGGTGCGAACTGCAACGAAGTTAAGAGTGATGAAGTTAATGGACCGTGCTGGTTTAATAAAGAGACTTGCTACAAATTGATTTGTATCAATAATCTCAGGGCTATTATTAGTTTCATCGGCTACTAGCCTGAAATCAGTAATACCTCTTCGACCTTTTATATCTCTTAATAATGGTTCAATGATATTTACAAATTCTGCTCTTGTAAATTCATCATTAAATTCGAATAGAATATTTTTAGCAGCTTCTGCAATGGCTCTTTCGATAACCAAGAAGAGTCTACGAACATTAATTCTATCAAATGCTGATGGTCTATCTAAGTGTGTTTTATCACCAAATAATAGAATACCGTTTCCTGGCATATTAGTTACTGGATTAATACCATTTCTATAAAGTTGATCTCTTTGAGATTTATTAGGATTATATGTTAAACCAGTTACACCAAAATATTGTCCTCTTCGTGTACCAGCTGGTGACACCCAAGGAGCAAAATTATTATCAGTAGCTGCACATAGGCCAGCTGTTGATGATGCGGCAGGAATATGAATATACTTATCATTGTATTTATCATACACTTTTAAGAAGTTATTATCTACAGATAGATATGAGCTTCTTGTTAAGTTTTTAAGACCAGTTAAAATAGAAGCATTTGCTGTTGCTGGACTATTAACAACACCAGTTCTCATTGGAGAAGCAAAAACCATACAATCTTTTCTAGTTTGAGCTGCAATTGATGTAAGATGATTGACTAAAGTAACATGATCTGTAGAACCATTTAAACTTGGCGCAATTATAAAATCAATTAGATACTGAGCTGGATCATCAATTAAATCATAACATAGTTGATAATCGCCAACTTCTAAAGGATCACTATTTTCACCAGTGGTTAGTGTGACAGCTACTGGAGCAGATAGTTTCATATCACTCGTTGTTGTTGCAGCAGAACCTGCACCAGTTCCCATACCAGTTGGAAATGTAACCATTCGAATATATCGCGATCTAGTATTAATAGCATCAACAATATAATTGTTAGTACCATCAGCGTTTTGAGCACCTTTAGCTTGTGAAATATATGGATATGTTTCTAAAACTGACATTTTAATTCCAGAAATAAGTCCAGTAGTATCAATCACTGCTACGTGTACTTCATCGTTTTTACCGCCAATATTTGCAGTATGAGCTGATGTTCCTGGGCCTGTATCATAGTTATTTTTGTATGCCCAGGCGTCAAAGTCTGTGTGATATGAAGCATTTGTAGGATCAGCATGGTTTGAGCCAATCACTTCTACTTTTATTGAATTTCCTAAATCACCAGGATGTCTTGCTATAAATGTGTGACCAACTGCTGTGGCAGTAGATATTTGTGATTCAAAATCTGTATCATTTTTAACTGTGATATCATCTCTTGTGCCGCCAGTTTCAAAAGCATTTACTCCTGTATTTGAATCCATGCCTCTAATAACAAGTAAGTCACTTGAATACCTCAAGTAATATGAGGCGCTGTGAAAGTCTACTGAAGTTGTATCACTTGGTGTTCCAAATGTAGCTACTAAAGTACCTTCATTGTTTATGAGAATCGGTTCGTTTACAGGACCCCAACGAAAATCGCCTACAATAACACCTGTAGAAGTAGGTACATTGGGTACGCCATTTGTTAAGTCAATTTCTCTTGTAACTACTGCCGGAGACTCTGATGGTGCATATATTGCCATGTCGTTTCCTTTTCCAATCTAATTGAATTATAAGTTTCATAATACGGTTGTTTATCAATTACCTATATTTATATACATATGATTTTAAAGATTTGTACCATCCCAATTTTGTACCATCCATTCTTGATCTGGTGATTCTATTTGCCATTGATCAGATGTTAATGCTGGATTTGAAATATTATCTAAACCGTCATCTACAAAACCCCAATCTAATACATCGTTTTCAATCTCTTGCATTCGCTGTTGAAACATCAAATCGCGTATGCTAATATCAGTCATTTCACCGAATGCCGATGTTCCAGCAAAATATCCAAACATAATTAAATTCATAACAATATCATCATGATTACCATCCGATGCTTCGTATGATGAACCTCTTGCAGTAAATGTAGAAATTTCTATGATTGTATCTTCATCTACAATTTCAAGTTTATTATTTTCTAGTAAATCTTTAAATGAAGAACATCCAATTCGTTTTACTTTACGAGTCATAAGAATACCAAGCGCATCTGCTTTAATAGCCGATTCAACAAACATATTTTCATATTCTAAATCATGATATAAGCCATTGCACACAACCATACCAGCATCATTTGATTCTATTACAACCATTGCTTGATTGTAGGAATTTGCATACTTATATATAATATTAGGGAAGAGGAGAGGAGAGATAAGATTATTGCGATATACAGCAACCTGCTTAAACGGCTCCGCGCTAATATCGATTACACTAAAAGTGCTATAGTCCTGTCCTCTTCCTTTAGCAACATCAACTAACATCACGTAATTATGATCTTTAATTGGTTCATTATAAACTTTTACATTATCCTTTGTAATTTCTAATGGATCATGTCTTCTTAATTCAAGAAGTGTATTAGCATTAATAAGAGTATCTCCTGTACCAAAGAATGTATTTCCAAACTCTTGATCAAATTGTACAGGCGAAGTATTAGCTACTGTAGCTTTTTTCCACTCTTCGTCCCTTCCTGGAACGTCCCACCAGTCGACTCTAAATGGAATAAATTCATTTGTTTTCTGTATCGCTCCTTCCCAGATTTTATGAAAAACATTACCAATGCCATTTGCAGTTGACGTAATAATAACTTTTGTATCTTTACCAGACGACACCACTGGATAAGTTGAGGTATAAAACTCTGAAGCTCTTTCAACAAATGCAAACTCGTCAAGATAAAGAAGATTAACAGACATACCACGAATAGATGATCCCGATGTCGCAGCAGCAACAATCCTTGAATTATTACTAAATTCAATAGATCCTTTATTAAGAGCTTTGCATCCAGGTTGTAAAAAGAATGGTAAGTTTTCTAGCATAAGTGTAACTCTACCAAGCATTTCACGAGCGGTGGCACCTTTGTTTGCCATAACAGCAATAACTTTTTCACTATTAAAAAGCGCAAACCAAAGTAGATATGCCACTGATGAAATAGATTTACCAGATTGTCGACAGGCTAAAACGATATTAAATCTGTTTGTATTAAACTGATTAAACATTTTTTCTTGATAGGGATATAAATCAAATGGAACTAAACCTTTATCAAGATGAATTACTTTACAATATGTTTTCGCAAAGTATGCAGGATCTTGCATGCATCTAGCATATTCTTTAACTTCATCATTTGTCCAATTAGTAACAACACCATCACGTTTAACATTTGGATTGCCTAAATAAGAATCATTCTTTTCCATCATCTAATCTATCTGTAATATCAATTACGTTATCATCTTTAACAGGGTTATTCATATCTTGTAACATTCTTTGTAAATCTACGGTAGATCCTACAAATAAATTATTGGTAGTTCCCTCAGGAGCTGACACTTGAAGAACATCTTTCTTTTCAAATTCTTTCTTTTTCTTATGTAAATCCATAAGTCTATCATTTACATCAGAAACATTTTTAATCATACCAGACACAACTTCAAAAGCTCGAGGATGTTCAAGATTCCTAGCTACTTCAATCATATCTTCGAGTGCAGCATTACCCTTTTCAATTAAATCGTAATAAGTTCTACGAGAATAATCAAAATCATCTTCTGGTAAATTGTCTGACTTTTTCCAATCACTCATTTATCTAACTCTTTTTGTTCCGCTTAACGAAGAAGCTGGTCCTGAAGGACTCGATGTAGAAGCTCTTTGCTCAATATCACGCATTGCTTTTGCCTGAGGTGATATTGTAACTCTATCAGGCAGTATCTCACGTGTTTTCTTTGTCTTATTTGGATTATGATTGGGACCATGCGGACCCATCAAAGCGCCTTTCATTGCTCCAACAAACGATTCAGTATTCATATCAATATCTTCTTTTTTAATATGTTTCTTATGTTTCTTTTTATGATGAATAACTTTTTTTGCTAATTTGTCACCGGCTAGCCCGCCTACTGCGTTACCAACATATCCTCCTAAAGTTGAACCTACTGCTTTTCCAGCCCGATAAGCAGGATCAAATTCTTTAGACATAATATGCCTAGTTGGACTCATAGATCTAGCTAAGTTTCCACCGATTTTACCGCCAATATAGGATCCAGCTGCACCACCTGCATATGAACCACCAGCTGTTGTTGCCGCTCTTCTTGCAAAATTAGCCACTTTACCTTCATCCAATGCCGTAGCGTATCCTTTAAATGTTAACATTTTATTTTCCTTTACCTAAAGCGGCTTTTTTTCTATTCACAATGTTTAATATATCCTGTCTGTGTTTAGCTACATTTGGATGATTTGCAGGTATCGATGTTGCTTTACCATCAACTCCCATAAGAAATGATCCTCCTTTTTTAGAAGTCATTGGATCTCCAGGTTTCGGTGAGGTTACGGGTTTACCAGCTGATTTATTATTCTGTGCTAATCTTTTAGCTTTCCATTTGTTAATTGCAGCTGGCGATGCATTAATTTTTGGAAAACTGCTTGGAGGTTGAGACTGAGTAGCTGGAGGATTACTGCTTGCTGCATTATTCCAACCAGGATGTTGCCCTGTTCTAGTATTAGTCGGAGGAGTCGGAGGAGTCTGGTTACTTCTAGTATTTGCAGTAGCTTTGCCTGCTTTTCTTTTCTTTAAAAGAGCTTTCACGCCTTTTTTAGCATATGCATAAGGTGAAGATACTACATCACCTATTTTAGCACCTATGTCACCACCTGCCCCACCACCAGCAATTGCCCCAGCCCCAAAACCAATAGCGTTTCCAATTCCAGGAGCTATGGCGCCGCCAGCGAGACCACCGCCAATTCCACCAGCCAACCCACCTACTGCCATACCTAAACCTTTACCAATTGCTTTACCAACAGGTCCTTCATTTAATTTATTAGTTTTTAGCTCTTCTCTTAATTGAAAATATGTTTTCATTGTGATGAATCTCCGTAATATTCTGTGACAGTTGTAAATCCAAAATCACTAAACGGTGTTGCGTTAGCTGGGTTAGGTGTTGTAATTTGTTTAACATATAATCCATCAGAATCTGCTCCAGATGTTAGCAATGAAGCTTTATCTATATGAACATTAGCAGTTGCTGATTTAATAACTTTAGATCTTCTAATAGGCCCGTGAAAATTAACTCTCATTCCAAAATCTAATGTATAAATTATAGTTCTTCTTTGTTCTAATGATCCTTCAAAATCATCTTGAAATGATACTGATTGAAGAGTAATAGGAACATCTTCCTTTATAGTATCAATACCGGCTAAAGGTTTAAGCGTCAAAGTATATTGTGGATTAAAATATGGTAGAATTTGTTCTACAATTTGTAAGGCATCATCTTGCAATTTAGCATAAACGTTCAATGAGAAAAATATAGTATAGGGTGCTGGAGAATAAATTTTATTTACTTCAGAACTACTTGTTCCATAAGCTTTGTTATAGTTATTGTTTTTAGGAAGAATTCTTTCGGGATCATATGCTAATGAAGTTATTTCAAAAGACATTCTCGGAAGCTTTAAAGCTACTTTAGTATTATCAACTAAAGATGGATTCTCTCTAATTCTTTCTAAATATTTGTCTTTTGGCGCATATGCTAATGGAACTTTTGTCTGACTGTTCACTGCACCATTCGATCCAGTTCTTTGAACATGTATATCGTTAAATATAGTTCCAAAAGTTGCAACCGCTTTTCTTATTCTTTCGTGATAAAAATATTGAAACATTATGTATCCTCTGCATCGCCAAACGGGTTACCTTCAGAGAAATCTAAGAAGTCTATGAAATTTGCATTATCATTAGCATCGAACACATCGTTCTGAGCTGAAAGATAACCAGTATCTTCATTAACAGAAAGAATAGTTCGTATTCTTGGATTCAAATAAGTATTCGAATCTACGTTTCTTCCATAGAATACATTATGTGGGAATACTAATTGATCACTAGGTCTTTTGTTAATCACAGTTTTACCTACCGTAAATCCTATTAATCCATCAGAGTCTGCTTCGGCAAGCGCGCTATCAGTACCTATATGAGTAAGAGAAAGGGTCTTAGCTTGCACGTTATATTCAACTACTTCACCAATAATTTTAGGATGTCTTCCAGTAATAGTAAGAAGACCTGAATCGATTTGATATACATTTTCACCGACCCAAAAATCTAAACCACCTTCCATTTGATCGCTATATCCGCTGTCTGTGTATAAACTACCGTTAGCTTGTCTTGGTACATCAAGACCAAGAATCACATTAGCAGCTTCATTTTCAATGCTGTCAATAACTTCTAGACCAGTGTCAAGATCTTCACCACTATAGACGAATAGCTCACAACGTAAATTATATGTCGGAACATTATTTAACTGATAAAACGGTTGCTCATGTTCAACATGCATAATTTCAAACATTGAATTTGAAAGAGGAAGATATAGTACATCACCTTCTCTTGGCCTATCACCAGTAATCGTATTTGAGTTTTGCTCGACAGTATGCCGCCACCTTCTTCGTGATACTACAAAATTAGCAGCGTCTCGAATTTCAACACCAAACTTTGTAAAGAGATCTCCTTCTCCATCAAAGCCTTGTTGATTTTCAATATACATTTCAATCTTATATGCAGTAGAAAAACGAGAAGGTACATCTTCACCCAAAATTTTATCTTCGTTAACTATTTCACGCGGCATGTAATAAACATCTTGACCATAGATTTTTAACGATTCTATGATAATATCTTCGTATAAATTTTGTTCATTTACCGGTTTATCGGCAAAAAAGAGATTCTTTGCCATAAGTTATCCTACAAATAAATCAATGGGTAATTCAAATTCTAGTCTGAGTTTTTCATCTAATTGTTGTATTTCAATATTTGCATCATCATATATTTGTCTACCATTTAGCATTACTCCACCTGGTAAAGTCATTCCTTCAAATTTCATGAGGTTTGATCCCCATTGCCTTTTAATTAAAGCAGTAGCATACATCTTTAACCACATATCGTTAAAAATAGATTTAGTTCCTGATGTTGTTGATGGATCTACAAGAGCATAACATTCGGCTACAAGATAATCACCTTCTTTAATATCTCTATCTGAAAAGTCACCAAAAATATGTAATCTATTTTGTCTACGCTGATAAGATACCTGGGGAGTGCCATTTAGCGTCATATTAATAAGATCGAGATATTGTTTCATCTGTACGAAATAGTCTAAACCACCAGTAAAATTATTTAAATTTACCATGTCATTTAGCATCATTTGATACTTAATATCAAACATTCCAGCGCCAGATGATGATCCAACTCGAATAGGAAATAGATGAGTTACGAAAATAATATTATCTGGAACTGGAATATATTTGTTTGTAACATCAGTCGCAGTAACTAAATGTTTAAAGTATGTTTTAACAGTAGCATCAGAATGATATTCTTGGTATACTTCAAGAGCTTCGTCTATTCTATCATCAATTTGCTCATCAGCAACATTAATATCAATTACAGGAGCCCCTAATTTACGTAAACAATATTCCTCTAAATCAGTCCGCGAAGTTACTATAGCCATATTGACATCCTATTTAAATAGTCTTTGTACTATTTATATAGTTTTTTGTTTTAACCTATTATTAAATTAGCCATCTGACCATGATTGTGCTTCAGCGCCAGTAGGTGCAGCACCGCCGCCTCCACCGCCACCGCTGCCACTAGATGGAGCTAATACAGCAACTTGTGATTTATGAGCAACCCCAATTCCCTCACTATTATGAGTGGGCGGTGATGAT